ATTTTCCTCCAATCGAACGAAAGTACGCATCTAATTTCGCCTCAGTAATTCGAAGAATTAATATGACAAAATTTTCAATTAACATGCTATTAAACTATCAGAGCTGGAAACTAATCCAGGTTAATATATTCTCTTTTACGGAGATTAGAAAGAATTTGCTGGTCATCCTCTAAAGATACCTTTCAGCAGTATATACGGATCAATACCGTCTTTCACCTCTTTACCGGGAGTTGCCCCCAGAGATGCCTCTAATTTGAAAACTTTAATCAACCTTCAACTTTTCCTGTCACTAGCTAATTAAACTACGTTCCCTCACCTTTCTGCACACAACTACGACTCATCACACTCCCAGTTTCCCAGGTTGGAGAGAAGCAAGTGATTCAATCAGTGAAAGACCATTCGAAGGTCCTCCCACAAGAAATAGAAGTAAAATGTGAAAAGATTAGGCCGCGATATTACATCCAACCCCTTACAATGCAATTGCACGGGAGTTGGTTCATAACCACGGACCTGATAATTTATCCTCGAAACCAACCAGGTTTCTTCCCATCGCTATTAGCAACAGGAGGAGAACTGGTTGATTGTGAAACATTCGGGGATTCCTGCTGATACTGCAGGAGAGACGCGGCCTCAGGTGAAGGACGCATCTTTTTCCGCCGGGGTGGGAATGATGAGGTATCTGTTGCTGCAGACACTTGTTGTACAAGTAATTCATCATCCTCACTAGCCGACAGTGTATCAATTCGCGGTTGATGAGAAAGCATAAATTCCAAACGATCGAGACGTTCCATAAGAACACGTTCACGACGTTCATATTCAGCCTCTAATTTCTCTTCAACCGTTAACAAAGTGGATGGCAATGCAACAACGAATAAATCCATGCCAGTACCCCCACCAGTAATAGTTGGAGCAACATACGTTATAGTAGCACCAGCAGCAGGAATAGTCACAGTCAAGGAATTGAAAGATGAACTAGTCCCAGCACCAGATGTTGCTGAATAAGCGTAGTTGTCGTTATCACGAGCACTAGCAGTTGTGAATAAATTCAAAGCGGTTCCACCAGAAACGGCAATCGCAGTGACAGAAGTCGCCGCAATTACCGACAGAAACAACGCATAATTACCTTGCGTACCAGGTCCAAATATTACAGTATTCGAACCTAAAGTTATACCTCCAGCCATAACAGGAGAACCACCAGCTTGTATAGCTGCAGTAGCAAAGATATTAGCAGATGTAGGAATAGTACCACTAAAATGTAACACACCAGACACTTGATTTATAGATGCTTCAAGAACAGGTTTCTTAAGGTGACACCGATATCTCACACAAAGTTGAGCGAAATTTGTAGTATTAGCCATACCTTGGGTAGACACATACAAAATTCCAGCATCATATGTTTTAAGATCAGTGTTAGCAGGTTGAGCACCAGGTCTCACATACTTAGCATCACTCGTTCGCATTTCATTACAATCGAGAATCAAACGAATCGGATTCTGGACTGAAGGCAAACAAGGCTTAGTATGCGGATCAGTATCCAACACTTGCTGTTTAGTTGTTGGTGCAATATCTGTAGCATCATAATCAACCGACATAACAACCACACCAGTTTGACCTTGTGTAGCATATGCGGACACTTCACTTGTGAGATAAAACTCAAGATAGTCAAAGTCGTAACGTTCATACAACTGAGCAATCTTATTACCCCACGGAAATGTTCCAGATTGACCAGGATTTATATTATATCCAGTTGTTGCAAAATTAACAGATCCAGCAACTTCACCAATATATTCATCCTCCTCAATGGTTTGACGAAAACGAGTAGTAACGGTCGAGCCTAAGCCGCCATTACCTCCCTTCATCATATTTTGACCACCGAGATTTCTTGGGCGACCCATTGATCCAGGACCAACAGGATTTGATCGTGGTCGAAGACCACGGCGTCGATTTCTTTTAGTTTTCTTCGACGTCTTTTTGGATTTTTGTTGTTGAAAGGTTACCTTCCTTCCATTCTTGGTCGCTTTTGCGCGAGCCTTTTGTGACTTTGATTTTGTCATCTTTAATATTATGGGGTGTTCGAAACTTACAACTCTACCCATGATATTAACTCTTCAAATGAGTACTCTCGAATAGTAGGTAGAGCAGGGATTTCTCCCTCTCCTTCCTCCATAAGGTACAACTGTTTGATTTGAGTATCTGTTTTATAAACAGAGAAAACTTCATCAAAAGTAAACACATCTTTGAGATCATTCGGGTCTTTTGGCGTATGTAATTCATTCCAATACGTCTTTAACAACCATTCTATATAATCTCCAACGACCTGGCGGGATTGATCACACCAGAAAGACTCTATTCTTAAAGCGCAAGCTCGTAAGAGCGACCATCGTGGATTACGAGGGCAAGAATTGTGAAAAGCTATTGAAGCCATCACTTTGGCATGTTCAGGGTACGGTACCCAACATGAACCAATCTTGCGAAATCCTGAAGATAAAAACCAGGTTTCTTCAAGTTTACGCGGTTCCCAACACGGAGATTTAGTTGTTACTCCAACAGTAGTCCATATTTCAGCTACTGAACGTGCATTAAACCACTTCACTACCTCGTCGGAACAAGTCCATGTATTGTCATCCCCCGTCAATGCTGCTTCGACGTGCTTATGAAAGCTTTCGAAATTACACAACTCTGGGGCATATTTTCTTGATAGGAGTATCCAGGCATAAGCCAACAACCGATACAAGCCGATAGTATTATCAGCGATCGTATTAAAGCTTCCACTGGGATTACCAGTGTCCTTCATTACTACATCACCATCAGTAGTCACAATTAATGATTCTACAATTTCACGATATAGGTTATCCAATCGATTTCTATTCTCCAATGTTCTCTGATCTGGCGATAATTGCCGCCAGCGAAACTCAGCATTTCCATACATTAATTCTCGGAAAAGCGAGGAGTCATATTCTGACTCATCCAATTCAAATGCATTGGGATGTTTCTTTAAACGATTGTACAATTTATTCCACCCACGGTAGAACTTAGTGCCTCCTACAAAACACCAATGTTTATGAGCCGTATTATATAATTTCTGGTTCATATTTCCAAAAACCTGCTGAGAAGCAACCACATGTTCAGTCGGAGCACCAACAAAGGTGCGCAACTTATTAATAACGATTTTCTCAACAGGACGAATTTCTTCTTTAACATTATTAGTCCAGAAGACAGGACGGCATTTTTCAGAAGCAAGATCATGCCAATACTTTTGGCAATGCTCCTTAATAAATTTACCATCTTGATATTCAAATAATTCTTTCTTGGTTTTAAACCAATGTGTCCAAGGATAACCAGGGGAGGCACGCTTTTCTATTTCAGAAGCAATTTCACTCCATTGTTCTCTCTGTTCCTCTTCAGACACATCACGACTCAAAGGTTGAATAACACTATTACCCATTAAGATAAAGTGCCGTTCAGCCCAATTCAAGGTTTCTTTCCATGCTTCCCCATCCAAAAGTTCTGGTTGGAGTTTATCATATTTAAGCAAAGAGAGATACCCCGCAGTGCTGTTTGGGTTTGCCAGGGCGTACTCAGGGTACATTTCACCCGGCGATTTATTATAACGGATACGACAGAATTCGGCGAACTGATGGTCCTTACAATTTCGCTTGAGTTCAGGGACATATCGGCGAACCCGCGCAAGCAGGTTCAGCCTCTTACATCCTTGTAAAAATATCTCAGCGTTATCGGAAGGCCCTTCGTGTGTAAAACATTTAGCAACAATATCATTAGGATATGATTGTTGTATTATTTTATAAATGTCTTGTATTTGGCGACACGAAGGGCTTACTGAAAATTTGACAAAGTTTTCTCATCAAACGCAACAAATCCATTTTCTGTATTCCCGCCTGCATTATGCAGACCCACACACACACCACTCGAATTCAATAAAGGTGCACCACAATCTCCGCCAGTTGACGGACAAGTATGTTCATCACTACCCACACACGCTCCAGTCGCAATTGACGATTCTGGAAGCAACGTTGCCAATACAAGATCAGCACGAACTTTTGGGGCAGAACAACTAACTTGGGGTATATCTTTACATTCTTCGGGAATAGGAAATCCAATCATGTCTCCATCTTTGTGAGCATTCAAGACTTTCCATCTCGGTTGTTCATTCTCATCAAAGCATTTCACACGAACATCTGCACCATTATGTTTCACGACAAATTCTTTTTGTATAGTAACGTCGTGATCAATAGTAATTAAACGGTTTCTCGCAAATGTACAATGAACAAGGGGTTTTACCCCTTTGGATCCATACACCACTCGGACTGAAGCATGACCAGGCACAATAGCTTTAATCTTGCTTCGACCAAGAAGTGATTCCTTCAACTTCTCAACATAGCTTTGCTTCTCTTCATTAACTTTTTCTTCATTAACAGATACTGCAGGCTTAGCAAGAGGTTTCTCATGTAAATAAGGACAGGCACCAGCCTTATGGTTTATAAATCTACATTCATTTCCAAAACGACATTTTCGCCCAGCACAATACTTACGAACCTCATCAGCGGAAGAACCACTATGAGCAAACTGACAATTCACGTTGTCACATTTACCCAAAATGTACTTCTTAAAACACGGTCTTTTAGGTTTCTTATTCTCTTTTGGTAGCGACTTTTCTTCCGCAGGAGGCGAGCTCACACTCTCCTCTTTTCCCTTTCCTTCAGCCTTCTTAGGGTTACACTCAGCCCAGTGGGTACAATGATGACCACCACAATATACATTGCAGCTCTTTCCACTATGAATGGTTGGTCGTTTATCACCTAAGGGGCACTCAGTTTTGCTATGACAGCAACCTTGCACCTCTCCAACAGGAGATTCCACAACATCTAACCACCCTTCCGGTGTTTTAATTTCTGAAGGATTCACAGGTACACAAACATATTCAAAATCATGTGCATTACCACACTGAGAACAGGAATACTGATAAATCTCATCAGCTCCTTCTTTCTTCTTATACATTTTGAAACGTTGACTTACGGCTTTTATCTCGTAAGAGTTACCTCCTTTAACTTCAATTCGATACTTAGAAGGATTCTTAGCAACCAAATCGTCTATCTGTTTTAATTGAGCATCACGCGAACCAGTTGTAATCATAGTCCGCTTATTATTTTTCTCATCAACAAGAGTGAGTACATCTTTTGAATTAATCTTCTCAAACCCTTGACAGTATATAGTTTTATAAAAACGATTTTTAACCTTCTTATGCTGATTCTTATTTATACCACCCTTGTTTCTTTTTGCACCACCTTTACCATGATTTCCCTCAGGGACCTTTCGATCTCCAGAAATACCATCAAGGCATGATGTATCAACTAAAGTTTCCTGACAAAAAGGAGGAACTGGGACTTGCACCACAACTCCTTCCTTCTTTTTGGGACTCTTAGGCCAATACGAATACGCAATAAGTAATAAAACAACAACAAGAGCTAATATCAATCGAACATCATAACACGCATGCATCTTTAATTCATTTATACACGCTTTTGTTTCCGTCCCAGCTTTCTCACATAAACCTTCAATTTGGACCCAAGCTGCTCTCAAACCAGCATGATTCTGAATCACAGAACAATCTGGCGAGTGCATTTCCATTGGGCCGTCACACTTACATGGTTTAACATGTGGAACAGGATGAGCAACGGGAGGTTGTGCGCCTTTCGACTGATCAACAACCTGCTTCATACAACAGCGCATATAATCACCAAAACCTTCCCGAGTTTTTGGAACCTCAGGAGGAGGTGAAGACACACTACACGTACAAACATTCTTCGACGGAGCTTTACAATAATCACAAGCAAACATATCTGGAATACTAGACCCCGGAATTGTTTCACCTTTAACAAAACCCACTCCTGGTTTATCTTGATAACCTGGAGGTGGGACTGCACAATAAGTTCCATCTTTATTCTTAACGATTGATGCATCCTCTTTTGGAGGAGGATTAGCATAAATTTCATCAGAAGCTTGTTCAATAATCTTAGATAACTCAGCAGCCTGCTTAATACCAGCACTATCAGCACCGATATATTTCAACAGCCAGCTAGAGCCAAACAACCACGCTTTAATAATAGACATCCACTTAGTAAGATTGGTATAAACTTCCCAAATAGTAGACATTCCACCACCAGCAGTAACAATAACAATAGTGAGTAAACACATCGCAATATCAAGTGCAATTTGCGCACGACTACGACTAACATTACCTTCCTTAACTTTTTCATCACCCATCCATGCATTATACAATTTCCTCGCAAGAAGAAACCCAGCAACATAAGTGAATATAGAAAGACCAGCACTCACAGCCACAGTTTTACCCGCAGCTTCTTTTGCTTCATTAACTACTTCTTTAGCATTTTGTTTAGCTTGATTTTGTTGTTGATTCAACAATTCAGTGACCTCAACTCTT